AGAGCAAAGCTAGGAGAAAGAGGCGAAGAGCCAAATCTTCTAATTGTTCACCCTAATGTTGCTTACTACTTGTATCAGGTAGGAATGTTGACATTCTCTACCGCAGCATTAGCTTCTTCAGGTTCAATCACCTGGGGTGGTGGTGGAGTTGGCGTTGGAGCTAGAGCTGTTGGTCAGTTTGCTGGTTGCGATGTCATTATTGATGAAGCTGTTAATACAGTTGCACCTGGTACTGGTGGTCATATCACTGAGTACTACTGCTACTTGATTAAAGGCGGCACAATTATGGAAGGTGTTCAGCAAGATCTAAGGATTGAAGCTGATCGCAACATCTTGTCTAAGCAGGATGTCCTTTCTGTTGATTATCACACTGCGTATCATGTAATGGGTACTAAGTGGGTAGCTGCTGGTGACAACCCTAATAACAGTGACTTAGCTACTGCTAACAAGTGGTCAGCTACTTATAACGCTGATTTGATCCCTGCTGTTCAGATCACAGTTAACACACCACTTGATACTTCTACTATTTGATTTATAGTTAAATCATTAGGGAATGAGATAACCCTCATCATTTATTTGGTGGGGGTTTTTTATGACGCTACAATATAGAGGAAATGTATTTTAAGGATTGTGGCTGCAACAATAACTGCCACGTTGAAGTCTGCAACAGCTAATAGCTATGTGACTTTAGCTGAAGCAAACACCTATTTTGAAACCGTCCCAGATTCAACGACTTGGGATAATAAAACTGATGATCAAAAGAATCGAGCATTAATATCTGCTACGAGATGGATTGATAGTCTTAATTTCTATGGTGATCGTTGTGATGACGGACAAGCATTAAAATGGCCTAGAAATAACTATGAAGTAGATAATGTAGAACTTGCTTGTACTGCGATCCCTGAAAGTATTAAATATGCACAATATGAGTTAGCAGTAGCATTAGCGAACGAAACTGATGCGATGACTGGTAATAAAGGAACTGATGGAACTTATGAACAGGTTGAATTAGGAGACATCAAGGTTAAATACAATACTGATAGTCAGGGTGTTGGAACGATTAATAATGTATTTGACGTTTATCCTTGGTTACAGAGTTACTTAGGTGCTTATTGCCTTGGTGGTTCTGGTAGTTACCAAGTTCGAGTAGTTAGAGGTTAATTATGGCAGGAGCATTAGACACAGCATTTAAAGCAATCGCCAAACAGGTTGTAGCTGATCTTGGATCGGCTTTAGATACAACAATTACTTACATTTCCAATTCAAAAGGCAGTTATAATATCTCGACTGGGAAACAGTTGATCTCTAAAACTAGCTACTCAGATATTAAAGTTCCAGTTGAATTTGTCCAAGCTATCGGTGATGCCAATAGAGAAGTTAGAGAAGCGAAATTATATATTACCCCTGACTTGATAGGGGGAAATCAACCTACGATGCAAGACGAGGTAACATTAACTTATGCGGGTTCTAGTAGAATCTCACAAATAATAGATATTAGAACCTATCAAGGTTCTCAAACCTATTTATTTGTAATTAGAGTTGTATTCTGATGGGGAAAGGTACTAAAAAAGATAAAAGTTATGTCAACATGAAAGCTGACATGATGAGACAAATAACGAATGATTTGAATGAATTTGTAAGAGAAATCCACATGGATTTATCTACAGATCCAGGGCCAACACCTGTTCTAACAGGATTTATGGCTTCTCATTGGAAAGCAGGAACAAGACCAATTAGAACGACTGATACTAAGGAAGGCACAAAATGGGATATGGAAACAACGAAAGTAGGTGATCGAATTGTTTTAAAGAGTGGTTCGCCTATTATTGATCCTGTTTATTGGGTAAAAGAAAGATTTAAAATTAACCAAAAAATTTATATTGGAAATACAGCAGAATATACGTCTTTTGCTTTAGGCCCACCAGGAGAGCCTACTTTTGGTTCAAGAAGAAATGGTATTCCTACTTATGTTCAAGGAAAATTAAAAGCAAAAGTAACTAAAGTCTTTACAGATAAAAAACCTAAAATCAAGGTTGCTTCAGGCCAATCAATTGCTGGTTTCGGTCTGGAAGGTTACAAAGTTGATTACACCCAATTATGACTCTTGTAAAAGCTAGAGCTGCTATTGAACAGGCAGTTACAGACTCAGTAACGGATGCTGATCCTACTGTAAAGCTGTTTTATGACAATACAGTTTTCAAAACACCTGGGAAATCAGTCAAGTTTGTAGCAATGTCATTAGATTTTGTTACTCCTTCTCTTCAAAACCAAGGTGCTTCTTCTGATTATTACGAAGGAGTTTTCCAATGTAATTTTTACGTTCCAAGAGATGTTGGAAGTTCAGTCTTTTCTGCTATTGGTGAAGCAATTATAGATGGATTAACTTCTGTAAATGCTTCAGGTTACGTAGATAAATTCAGTTGTAAACCTAGAACAACGGACATCGTTGGCCCCTCAGTCAATCCATCAGCTACATCTTCACATTTTGCGGGTTTAATATCTTGCCAGTTTTCTGCTAACTCTTAGGCTATTATGTAAGCAGTTACAAATTGGCATGGCTAGAGCTATTGATCTCCTCCGTAAGAATTTTGGAGTTGGGCAACTTTACAAACACGATATTAAGAAGGGAGATGAAGTCCTTTTTACTATTTATTGGCATCCATTAACGATTGCAGAAAGAGAAGTAATTCAAGGAAAAGGAACCAGTCAAACTGAAGATGGTAATGAGTTCGCCTTGAATTTGATGATTGAAAAGGCGTTAGATGTGAACGAGAAAAGACTTTTCCAAGATGGAGACAAGCCAGCTTTAAGAAGAGAAATTGAGGCCAGCGTTCTTCAAGAAATCCAGTTAGCAATGCTTACATCTGGAACGGAGACGGAGGTAGAAGACGCTAAAGCAGCATTGAAAAGCTGACGGCACTAAATACTTCTTATATTCATTAGCAAAGGAGTTAGGGATGACTGTTAGGCAGTTATCGTCTGAATTAACATGGGAAGAATTAATAGGTTGGTCAGCGTATTTTTCTATCAAGAATGAAGAGTATGAGAAAGAAAAAGATAATAGAGTAACCAAAAGGCAATAAGAAGGGTAAAATAACTAAATAAGGTTTCTTCTAGTAAGTAGTGGCTAATTATAATGTTGATCTTTTAGTTAGAGCTTCTACTGATGCAGCATTAAAGGGATTAGACAAAGTAGCGAAAACAGTAGAGCAGATTAACGCTAGAGCAAGAGAAGGAATAGATTTTGGAAATATCAGAGGTTTTGGCAAAGTCAGGTCTGCATTTAAGGAAGTAAGAAATAGTGCAGAACAAGTAGCTGGTGTTCTTGCAGGAGTAGGAGGCGCAAGTGTTTGGGGTAATCTTTCTAATGGGATTGCTAGTTTCAAAACAGATCTAGCTGGCGTAGGGCCGATATTAAATGCAACAAAAGCAGGTATTGGTGGATTAGTAGAACAGGCTGTTAGGGGATTACCAGCAATAGGAGATGCTGTTTATGCTGCTGGTTCTAATTTCGATAAGTTTGCTCAATGGTTTTCAGCATTAGACCCTCAGACTCAAATATTCGCTGCTGGTATTGCTGCTCTAACACCTCAAGTTTTTAAATTAACTAGGGCGTTTACAAAGAAAAAACAAAGTTTAATTGGAGTTAGCAAAGGTTTTTCTTTAATTAATGAAGCAGGTCAAAAGGCAAATGGTTCGTTAGTCAATGGGATGACGAGCGTTCAGATTGCAATAGAAAAAGCAGCCGCAGCCCAACAGCAATTCGATAAATCTTTAAGAGGTGCATCTTTAACTCAATTAAATCAAGTAACTAGAGAAGCAAAGAATACATTAGAAGGTTACTGGTCTATGACTGGTAAAGCTGAAAAAGCAGCAAATAATTATGTAAAAGCTTTAAGAGCGCAAAAACAAGAACAGGAAGCAATTAATAAATTAGTAAAAGAAGCAAAAGCAAGACAAGGACTTTCAAAGGCAGAACAGAAAGAAGCTGCTGTTGCATTAGCGGCTCAAAAAGAACTTGCGTTAGCGGAAAAGGCTCAACAAAAGAAAAAAGAAGACCATGAAAGAAGGATGCGTAAATTTGATAGAGAAAGGGTTAAGTCTGCAAAAGCAAAAAGCAAGATAGAAGAACAAGCTCAAAGAAATCAAAGATTAAGAGAAGGCTTAATGCTTGGCGTTGGTTTTCCTTTGTTATTTGGAGGAGGGCCAGGAGCCATTCTTGGAGGGGGAGCTGGTGCGTTTGCTCAGTCTAAGATGGGTGATGGTAAAGGATTTGGAGCGCAGATAGCGTTAAGTGCTGTAGGAGGTCAGATAGATCGAATTGCTGCTCAGATAATTACAAACGTAATGGAAACAAGTAAAGCTGTTACTTCAACTGCAAATGCTTATGCTTTCTTAGAGGAAAAATCTTTATTTAGCACCAACCAAATAAAAGAAAGGGCTGCTAAGTTAAAGGAACAAGGAAACGTTGAAAAATTAAATACCTTGTTGTCAAAAGAATATATCAGACTTGTAGGAAGGGAAGGTTTAACTGATCTAAAGAAAGCAGGAGAAGAAGCTGAAAAATTAAAAGAAGCCTGGGAAGAGTTGGCTTTAGCAATGTCAGCATTAATGGCAGGGCCATTAGGGACTCTTTTAGAATTTGTTAATAAAACAGTTGAGACTGCAACTGGTGGATCAAAAATAAATGCGTTAATGAGAGATTTAATAGATCAAGGAGATAAGCCTATTGCTCAGAAGATGCACGATGAAATGATGAACATGATGTATCCAACCAGGTTGGGTAAAATGTTTGCTCCCGTTAGTCCTATGGGTATAGCAATGGATATACCTGCTGATAAACAAGCCGCTATATTGAAAAAGTATTCTCCTTTCAGGAAGACAGAAGAAAAAGATTTGACTTTCGGTGAGAATGGTGATTTAGGTAAAGGAAAGAAATCCAAGCTTACAGAAACAGAAAAAATAGAAGCTGAAAGA